GAAGACGAAGACGTGCAGACCTACAACTTCGAAGGTCTGAGCGAAGAAGCCTACACCGTTCTCGCGTCGGACCCGGATGTCGAGATCGTCGAGGTCGAAATGGAAACCGGCGAAATGGCTATGATGGGGCCAGACGGCATCGAGATCATGGTGCCGAAGCCGACCGAGTATTCCTGCACGATCCGCCGTACCACCAAGAAGGGCCGGCTGTGTGTTGCGGCTGTTCCGCCTGAAGAGTTCCTTATCGACCGCCGCGCCCGTAACATCGAAGACGCGGAGTTTGTCGCGCATCGCCGTTATGTGACCGTATCCGATCTCGTAAAGATGGGGTACGAGATGGACGAGATCGAGAACCTTGGCTACGAAACACAAGGCGACTTTGAAGGCAACCAAGAGACCTTCGACCGGAATCCGAACGCAACGATTCTTGGCGCGGGCCGCACGGACTTGGCGAGCCGCAAAATCCTTTATATCGAAGGGTACGTCCGCGTAGACATGGACGGCGACGGCATCGCCGAATTGCGCCGTGTTTGCGTTGGCGGGAGCGCGTACAAAATCCTGCATAACGAACGCTGCGACCTGATCCCGTTTGTGTCGTTCTGTCCGGACCCCGAGCCGCACACCTTTTTCGGCCTGTCGATTGCGGATGTCACAATGGACATCCAGCTTATCAAGTCGAACATTCTGCGCAATATGCTCGACAGCCTGGCGCAGTCGATCCACCCGCGCACGGCCGTCGTTGAGGGCCAAGTTAACCTTGAAGATGTGATGAACACCGAAGTTGGTGGTATCATCCGTATGCGCGCACCCGGCATGGTGCAGCCGTTTAGCCAGCCGTTTGTCGGCCAGGCCGCGTTCCCGATGCTTCAGTACATGGACGAACTGCGTGAGAACCGCACGGGCATCAGCAAAGCCGCCGCGGGACTGGACGCCGACGCACTTCAGTCATCGACCCGCGCCGCCGTTGCGGCGACCATCACGGCCGCACAGCAGCACATTGAACTGATCTGCCGCATCTTCGCCGAGACGGGCATGAAAGTGCTGTTCGAAAAGGCACTGAAACTCATCACTATGTATCAGGATGCACCGCGCATGGTGCGTCTGCGTAACCAGTTCGTGCCGATTGATCCGCGCGTCTGGAACTCGAACATGGACGTAGTGGTCAACGTGGCGCTTGGTTCGGGCACGACCGAAGAGAAGATGAACTTCCTCGGTCAGATCGCGGCCAAGCAGGAGATGCTGATCCAGCAGGGCGGGGTTGACAACAACCCGCTGGTTGACTTGTCGCAGTATCGCAACACCTTGGCGCAGATGCTGGCAATGGCCGGGTTTAAGGACGCAGACACGTTCTTCAAGAACCCCGCGCTTAGTCCGCCCCCGCCACCCCCGCCTCCGCCCCCTCCGTCGCCTGAGCAAATTCTGGCGCAGGTTCAGGTGCAGGCCATCCAGGCCGACATCCAAAAGAAGGCCGCAGAACTTGAGCTTCAGCGCGAAGAGATGCTGCGTAAAGACGACCGCGAACGCGATAAGATCGACGCCGATGTGATGATTAAGGCTGCGGAGATCGAAGCCAAGTACGGCGCGCAAGTCAATACCGCGCGAATTGAAGCCGCTATGCAGCGTGACAGGGACGCTATGCGCCAGCAGGCTGAGACACAGCGCGCTGTGGCGACAGCCGCCGTCCAAGCCGCGCAGGCCGCTCAGGCTGCGCCCGCCCCCGAACAGACCCCTATGCCGCCTGAAGGGATGATGTAATGTTCGAAGATTATTACGGCAGCCCTTACGGCAATTTTAATTTTTTCGACCACCTACTGTTGGGCGGCGGACCCGACTATGTTTCCGTAACCGACCCGGAAGCCGCGCCTCCCACTGAGCAGCCCATCACTGCCGAACCCGTAGCGGCGGAGCCGGTGTATTCGCCGCCCACGCTTCTTCCGACAGTGGCCGAACCCGTTCCCGCAGAGCCGGTCTACACTCTGCCGACGCCGCAGCCCGTGCAGCCCGAGCCGAGCGTTCCGGAAGTCGATCTGGGCGGGTGGAACCCGAGCATGATTAGCACGGCTCCGCTCAACATTCTCAGCGATCCCGGCCCGGCCTACGATCCGAACATGCTCTTCCGTTTCGACACCGGCAACCAGATCGGTGTGCCGAACGGACAGGGCGGCTGGACCTATCAAAATGCCGCGCCTCTCGTCTTCCAGCCGGGCCAGCAGTACGTGATGACGGATGAGAGCGGGAAGAACGTCATCGCCCGCGCCAGCACTCCGGAGGAGATGCAGAAGCTCGTCCAACTGTCGCAGGACCGGAATAACTGGGCGCTGTATCAGGCCGACGCTTCGGGTAACTACACGCCGGGCACCCAGCTTTTCACCCGATCAAACGCCGGTAGCCTGGGCAGCATGTTGTTGCCGATGGCCGGTATCGCTGGGCTTGCTTTTGGTCTCAGCGCGTTGGGCGCAGGTGCGGGTGGTGGGGCTGCGGCTGGCAGCACTGGCGCAGGCGCTGGTGCAGGCGCAGGCGCTGGTGCTGGTGCAGCGGGCGCAGGCGGGGCTGCTGCCGGTGGCGCCGCAGCGGGCGGGGGCCTCGCGTCACTCGCACCTGCGCTGGGTGAAATTGTTGTACTCGGCACCCCCTCGGCGGGTCTTGGCCTCGGCGGCACGGCTGCCCTATTGGGCGGTGCGGGCGCGCTGGGCGGTCTTTCTTCAACGCTTGGCGGCTTTCAGCCCAGCGGGACTAACTACGGCGATCAGTTAACACAACAACCAGAGCAGGCGCTCCCCGACGAGATCGTTGTTCAGGGCGCACCGCCGCAACCCCCGCTGACGGGCGCCCTTGCCGGCGCTGGAACTGTTGCGCCAATACTTTCGGTGCCTACGCCTACGGCACCGCAAATGCCGGTAGAGCAACCGTTGCCAGAAGAAATCGTCGTCGAGGCCCCACAGGTAACACCCCCGTCTCTGCCACCGCTGACTGATATCGCCTCTATCGGCAGCATTTTTGGGCCGACCTTAGTTACACCGCCCGAAGTTACCGTTCCGAAAACCGAAATGCCGCAGGATAATTTCCTGCGCGACATCATGCGCTACTACACGCTTGGTAGCGGCATCTTGGATGCGCTTGGCGTTGGCCAAGGTGGCGGTGCAGGTACGGCAATGCCGTATACTCCGACCTTCGGGGCCGTGCCGACTTTCGGCCGGGGTCAGTTCCAGCCGTTCACTGGCGACTACGAAACTTACGCCACGGGTCCGGAGTGGAACTTCTTTAACCAGCCCGCCCAGCCGCAGATGCCGGCAAATTCACCATTCCCTTTTCTTCTCCCGCCTAGTACACCAAGCGCATGACGGACAGACAGAAACTCGTAGATCGCGGTAATCACGCCAAGCGTTTGCTTGAGGACGAATTGCTCATTGAGTGTTTCGACCGCATCGAAAAAGATATATTCGACGAGTGGAAGCTAACCGGCGTCAACAACTATGACGAGCGCACTGATTTATTTCTCACGCTCAAATGCCTTGAGCGTTTGAAAGCCCGACTCCGGGCAATCCTCGATGACGGTACTATTGCATTGAGGAGTTAACATCGCAGCTAAAAGGTGATATATGGCCACTGAAGACGGCAACCCCGATACTGGGATCGGACTTCACGAAGCAACTCTTGCCATCAGTAAACTTCTCGGCCCTGAAGAGGACAACCAAGAGACTGAGGCGCTAGACCCAGAGATGGGTGAAGAGGCTGAAGTAGAAGAGTACGACGACAACGAAGCCGACGGGCAAGTTGAAGAAGAACTCGATGCTGAAGACTCGGAACCGACGGACGAAGATACAGATGAAGAAGTAACGCAGGAACTTTCGGAAGACCTGACCATCAAGGTAAAAGTCGATGGCGAGGAGATGGAAGTCACCCTAGCCGAACTTCGGAATGGGTATTCAAGGACGGCGGATTATACGCGGAAAGTGACCGCTCTGGCCAATGAGCGCAAGACGCTCCAGGCCGAAGTAGAATCGATCCGCAACGAACGCGCTCAATACGAGCAGCTTCTGCCCGCACTGCGTCAGCAGTTAGAACAGAATGCTGCTGCGGAGCCTGATTGGGATAGTCTTTATGAAGAAGACCCCATTGAGGCAGCGCGGTTGGAACGTCATTGGCGGAAGTCCCGTGAGGAACAAACGCAAAAGCTCCAGGCCATCAACGCCGAGCAGCAGCGTCTCGCACAGGAAAACGCCAAGGAACAGCAGCGTGCAATGGCTGCGTTTATCGAGGCCGAACGTGCCAAACTACCTGAAGTAATCCCTGAGTGGAAGAACCAGGAAGTGCTGACACGGGAAGTCAACGATCTTCGCAAATGGGCATTGTCGCAGGGCTTGACGGAACAGGATGTGAATTCGCTGCAACAGGCGTCGCACATCGCTATTCTCCGCAAAGCCATGCTGTTTGATAAGGGTACTAAGACTGTGGCTGAATCGAAAGCGCCGGCAACCAAGAAGGTGGCGCGAATTGTAAAGCCCGGCAGTAGCGGTACGCAAGTCAAGACGGGTTCGACCGAAGTAAAGAGAGCGTCGCAGCGCCTCGTGCGTACTGGCCGTATATCAGATGCGGCTGCGCTTTTGGACAAACTCATCTAAGAGGAATTTACTAATGGCTATTGTTGCAAATACTTTCACCCGCTATTCGGCTATCGGTATCCGTGAAGACCTGTCGAATGTGATCTACAACATCTCGCCGGAAGAAACCCCGTTCATCTCGAACATCGGCCGCGAGAACGTCAAGAACACCTACTTCGAATGGCAGACCGACAGCCTGGCCGCTGCTACCGATGCAAACGCTGCGCTGGAAGGCGATGACGTTGGTTCGTTCACCGCCGTCAACCCGACCAGCCGCGTTGGTAACTACACGCAGATTTCGACCAAGAACGTCGTGATCTCGGGTACGCTCGAAGCTCTGGACAAGGCCGGCCGTCGTTCGGAACTGACCTATCAGCTTGCCAAGCTGGGTTCGGAACTGAAGCGCGACATGGAAAGCGCCCTGCTTGCCAACCAGTCGCCGGTTGCTGGTAACACCACCACCGCCCGCCGCACCGC